CCTGATTTTATACGCTCTTCGATTGTTCGTATAACAGAATCATAATCACAAGGGGTATAATCTATAACTACCTTATCAGACTGTTTTATACCTTTACCTAACATATGGGTAGCCTTTTTAAAGGCTTCTTTAAAGGAAAGCGTATTTGCATCGCCTAAAAATCCTTCGTGCTCATAGAACTTATTTCCTACTTTAAAGTCGGGACATTTACCCCAATAAGGGGTTCCTTGCAAATCGGCATAAAGTTGCTGATAGAGCTCATTTCGTAGAGGTGAATTAAATCTTGGTAGTATGATTGTTTCTTTTCCCTGCTTAGCGAAAAATTCGCAACAGTTATATACACGTTCATAGTCTGACCCCTCCGTATTTACAAGGTTAGAAATAGTAATCTTTCCTCCATTAGGATATTCTTTTACCACCTTCTCAATATAGTGTTCTCCGAGCTTTTCCAATCGTTTTTCCACTTGCTTTTCTACCTCTTTAATGGCTTTTTCACTCATTCCTTTGGCATAAGGTATTACGGGAAATATCTCCCCCGAAAGAGCGGGATTATTGTCAAAGGCTTCTTTTATGGGTACCTCTTCTGTACGAACGCCCTCGGTTATAGGATTGGCAGTAGGCTCTACATAGCAACGACAGCCCCAATCATTAGGGGGTAGGTGTGTTTTCCAAAAGGAATGTTCTACGGGTAGCGTAAGTCCGTCCCAGGCACGGTGTGTTTCACGAGTTCGCTCATCGTGTACCGCGTGATAAGTAAGGTTAGGGTATATGCGCTTATTGGCTATATACTCCTCGTACTTTTGTGCAGAGAGGGCATTAGCTACTGTTTGGTTGTACTCGGTTTGTAGCCAACGCTTGTTGTAAAGCATGTCGAGCTTTTCAGCTTCCTTTTTAAATTCATTCCATGGGAGTACACGCCCGTCTTTGGTAAGGGCCTGCTCTATCTGTTGCTTGAAGCTCGTTTCTTTGAAAGCTGAGAAGGTAGCTATATTGTGCTTGAGGCTACTAACCAAATCGGGGTTTGCTTGTTCTATGTTTGGGCTATAACCTACTTCTACCGCTTTAGAGAGGTGTCTATAATAATACCTCCATAGCTTTTCCGATAGGGGTTCGCTAACACTCCTTTCTTGGAAAACCATACGAATATACTCCTCAATAAGCCTACTCAAGTCGTTGTCTTCCTTGCTGAGCTTTATAGGCTCGTGCTTGGGGCAACAATGGGTGTGATAGTGTAACTTGAGTAGGCTTAGGCTTTTTTTGACTCACCCTCACTACTTCCGACAAAGGTAGAGGTAGGCATACCTTCTATTTCTACTCCATAAGTACGCTCTATATAGTCTTGGGTAAGGATATAGCCACGCCCTAAGAGTACGCCATCTATACTGATTTGCTTGTTAGGGTCTGTGGTTTTCTCTACCGCTATTTTGGCATTGTCGGGGATAGGGTAGCCAATGGCACGCATAGCAGGCAAAAGTTGGTTATTGAGGAAAGCCAACATCTTCTTTTCGTCAGCATAGACTACCTCCTCCAAAGTATTCTCGTGTACTGTGCCTTGTGCCTTGCTGCTTCCGTTTTCGGTAGTCATTGTTTGGTGAAGTACGAGTTTGGAGAGCTCTTTGTCTAAGGCTTCAATCTTGCGGTAAAACACTTGGAAAGCATCAGCTTTGCTATTCTCTTTGATATCTACTTCTGTACCAATAGGAAAAACGCCATACGAAGCCGAACCCATTTCCTCCAACCACTGGGCAACTTCCTCTTTTACACTATCACTTTGCGAAGCGATTTTGGCAATACGTATAGGAATACCAAAAAGCTCCTCGAACTCGTCCCACGAACCCCACGAATGGCGCTTGAGGATAGCATAAGGAGTCGCTTTTTCGAGTAACCCCGAATGCTTGTAAAATCGTGCTACTAATACTACCTCTTGCACATCGCGTAGGTCTATGCCAGTGGTAGCATCGTAGTCTTTTAAAAGTATGTGCTTTTCGGGGATTACCAAGCCCCTATCAATAAGCTCTACGGCTTTGATTTCTCCCTTGGTTACCTCTCTAAGCCATATAGGAGAATGCCCGTGATAGATGCTTTGGTGAGCGAACTCGATCAAGTCTTCAAACCATTGTTTATCCTTTATATACTCGGTTAGGGTGTCGTCTTTAATCTCATCGATGGCGATAACGTAGTCCTTATTGGTAGTTCGCAGGGTACGGTTTTCGGTGATACCAGTAAGGTGTCCGTCGAGGAGTACATCCTGGTATACCTCCTCCAATGGGTAAGTACGCGGGTAGTCCACACTATAGCGGGCATAACGTGCCGAGTGCCAATGGTTGAGTTCGGTACGCCATAGCCTGCGTTGGCGCTTGATGATGTCCACCATTAAATTAGTTACCTGCTGAATATTTTGAGCCGTATTTTTGCCCAAATGTACTTTCTTATTAAGTGCATTACCACTAAGGGTAACACTCTTTTCTATACGTTGTTTATAGGGTTGCTTTGCCATTATTGTAGTTGATTGAATAAACGGTCTATTTCCTTTTTGATATTGTTGAATAAGGTTTTGGAGTCGCCTATAAATTGTCGCTTAGGCATACCTTTCAAGCCCTCGTTGTGTCTTAGGGCATACTCCTTATGGGTGTAGAAGGTAACTTGCATTTTCTCTACACGCGCCCTAAATGAATTGCGCAGCTTGTTGCCTCCTGAATTGTGCCCTGTAAGGATAGCTCGTCCCTGGTTACGCTTGCCAAAGGGGGTAAGGGTGCCCTTTTTGCCTACCCTATCCGAGCGGTAACGAGTAAGGTCTCTCCCTCGTGTATCGGTAGTTTTGCGAGGTTGCCACTTCTGTAAGCCCTCATCATTGAACCCCTCATCTTGGAAGTTCTTTTGAATAAACTTGAGCCCCTCTGTTTTAAGGACAATAGGGACATCCTCTTTCACTAATCGTGCGAGGACTTCGAGCTTTTGGCGGAGTTCTTGTAAGTTGTTGTTAGGCATAATCACCAGTGGTTTTTATAGGTTTTGCGCCCTCCGAGCTTCATAAAGGGGGTGGGCGTATCGGGGGTGCCGTCGCCATCAGTGTCTTTGAGGCGCTTGGGTAGGGCGACTTCTATTTCGCCTTTGGCTATTTTCTCAAGCCATAGCATAGCCTCGTCATAACGGAGCTTTGCTACTTGGTTAAGTGTTTTAGTTCGCCTTATATAGATTTCGTGGATAACAATATCTTTGAGGTATTTGAGCAGTATTTTGCTACGCTCGTCACCCTCTTTGGCGAAAATAGCTTCTGTATTGTAATACTTATAGAGGTAAGAAGCCATTAGGTCTATGCTTTCAGCAATGATTTCGGTTACTATCTGCTCATCGCCTTGGGTGATAAGGTCTATTACCTCCTTAGTGGCTACGGTTTTGAGTTCGTCTTTGGTTAAATACACGTTACTAATGATTAGTTGTTAATGATTAAAGATTAATTGCTTGCGATTTGCAATCGTCTGCCTGTATAAGGGTAGGGTGTTTGCCTATAAATGCGAGTGGTGAAGGTAATGCGATAGCTCATAATGCCGTCATCACTTAGGCGGAGTTCCTCCTCACGCACCTGCTGTACGGGTTTGAATTGTTCGCCTTGCAAAAATTGTATCGTATCGGTGATTTTGTCCAATATATCCAGTTCCATAAGCCCCTCTTCAGCATCAGCAGTGCCTAAGTGTTGGTCTGTCCAGCCGTCTTTACAATAAAAGTCTATATGAAACTCACACTCGCCCTCTTGCACGTGCTGTGTCATCGTCTCGTAGGCGATAGGCATTACCTGAATGAGACAAGCCGTCCATATTTCGGGGTATCCGTTTTCGGGGTTGTCAAACTGACCGCGTTGTAGATCTATTAGCTCAATGCCTTCAATGGTGGCAAGAGCCCGTTTTACTTTTACAAATAGTTCTTTTCTTGGTGTCATCTTCTAAGTGAAAAGTGAATGTTATATTGTTCGTCTTTTGTGTTTAGCAATAAAAGGTCTCCCGCTTTGTAAGGGGTTTTCGGAATAACCAAAATACTGTTGGGCAAGGGTTATAGCACGCTCTAAGGTATCGGGGGCGTCATCGTTTGAAGCTGTTCCTTTTTCAAAGGAAAGTACTTGTTTGATAAAAGCGTTATAGTCCTTTTCTGAACGCTTATGAAGAGTCTCGTCCCAGTACAATATTTTGCGAAAGAGCGCATTGGTAATACCTGCCGAAATACGGTTGTGCTTGTCACCCTCTTGGTGCAGACCAATAGGAATATTAGGGCAAGCGTTGTCCTCGGCACTCTGCATAATAATAGGGGTATAGACGGCTTTCTGCGCCATAGTAGCATCAAAGAAGCCCATAGTGTTATAGCCTTTTTTAAGGTACTTCTTTACCCATTGGGCACGTACCTCCATAGCTGAATTGAGTTCGCACCTTTGACAGAAGACTTCCAACACGTACAGCTTAATACCTTTGATGCCAATGAGTACCCCCGCTTTATAGTCGCCCGTAGCGGTGTAGGATAAGTCCCAATGGTCAAGCAAGCCGTCCCAAGCCTCACTGTCGGCTATGCGTACCAAGGCAATATCTTTCGCCTTGAAGAGCTTACCCTCCTCAATAGGGTTGTTGAAATCCTCCCGCTGAGAGGTATAGTAGTCATCGTTGAGCAGGATGCGGATAATATCCTCCTTAGTATCTCGTTCTTTCCACGAGGGTTCCCACTCTACATCCATATAGTTCTCGTGGGTAATGTTGGCAGTAGCCAAATTGGTAACCGAGTCGTGTAAGTGCGGGCTATCTTTCCACTTGTCATAGAGGTAGTCCAAAATGCCGTCTTTGACGATATAGTTGTTATTAATGATGAGCCTTCCACGCTTGCGATGGAAAGCTTTCACCAAGTCGCCCGTTATTTTTTTGCCATACTTCTCTATCATATCGGGGCGTTTAGCACGGTCTAAGTCCTCTATATCGTCTAAAATAGCCAAGTCAGGGCGATACATACCAAAGCGCAAACCCCTGAAAGGTTGGTTAAGCCCCAAGGCTTTAAAGTGCTTGCCGTCAGTAGTTTGAAAATCGCCATCCGACCAATCCCCATAAGAGAGTTGCAAACCAAAGTCCTTGATAAACTTCTGGTTGTTCTCCAAGTGTGCTTGTAAGTCGGATAGTAGTATTTTAGCCAAGCCCTCGTTAGCCCCTATGAGGATAGGAAAGAAGGTAAGGTTGTTCTGCTTGAGGTGGCATATATTGCCTACATTCGACTGTATAGACTTACCTGCACCCCTAAACTTCTTTCTAAACTGGCGTATAAATGGATCCTTGTACAAGCGAATATAGTCGTCAATATGAAACTTAGGTGTTTTAGCATCACCCAAAGGCAAACCACTGTCAAGCCCGAAATAGTAGTCGAAAAACTCACCATAGTTTTCAGGTTTTAAAAGTCGCTTGATACGTGCCTCCTGCTCATCGGCTGTTTCCTTCTGTATAGCCTCATAAGTAAGCTCTCGTATCATTTTCGACTTGGCAAAATAGCGTTCTTTGGCTTCTTTGAGTTCTGTTTTAGTCATCTCCTTTCTGTAATAATTCGGTTATATACATATCAAAGTAAGGGCGTATCTCTTTAATGGTATTCATATAAGTTTCACGCTTTTTACCGCTACTTTGCCCTGCTTTCTCTAAGATAAAGTTAGAGAAGCCGTCGAGGCTCTCCATAGTATATACTGCTATTTTATTATGGTCAGTAATACGGTCAAAGGCGGCAACGATTTTAGTAATATCGTCCGCCTTATAGGGCAAGGGTTCGCCCCGCTCAATAGCCTGCGCACACTTGAGCGTGAGCTTGCGAATATTGGAAGGTCTGAGCGTTTGTAGTTCTCTCTCCTCGTCCCATTTGCCCTCCTCACGCCATTTGCCTAAAGTCTTTACACCTATACCTATCATTTCCGATATATTGGCTATACTAAAGCCCTTAGTAAAAAGTTCTTTACCTTGCGACCTCTTATAGTCTGCCTCTACAGCTGTCAATCGTGCCATATCTATTGTAGTAATTCATTTATCTTGTTATTAATCTCATCAAACTTCGCCACGTTGTTAGGGGCGAAGTTGCCAGGTCCTGCAGGGGTTTGTATGATAGCTGTTTTAAGTTCGTTTAAAAGCTCATTTAAAAGGCTTTTAAAATCTACTTCCCCGCGTTGCAGATGTACCCCCGTTTTATCTATGGTAAGCTGAGTATCTTCTATCCGTAGGCTCACGCTCTCAATCTCACTATAAGCAACCACATAATAGCGGTTTTCGTCCTCCCCAATAGAAGCAATTAGTACGCTACTTCCTACCTTTGGGAAAAGGTAAAAACGCTCAGTGTTATCATTAATCACCGAAGCGAGACGTACCGTATATTGTAGCTCATCGTCTTTCACCACGCACGTGCCATTTCCTTTGTCTACTGATACCACTTCTACGGCTATGGTAGGGGTTTTGCGTTTGCCTAACTTACGAAGCCCTTCGACTAATTCTCTATCTACACTCATAATCTTGCTCCTATAGTTACTTGTCGGCGTGCCCCATTACGTCCAAAGGTAGTTTCTACCTTCTTAATGAAGTACCGCTCATCTATCTCTTTCAGTTCTTTGTCAATAATATGCGCTTGCATACCACGTGTGGCATAGGGTACTAAGAAACTCATTATAGAGCCGTCAAAGCCATCGTACTTTAGCTTTTCTATTTCCGCTCTTGCCATAGCCCGTAGTTTTGCCTCATCACTCACCACAGAAGTGTGAAATGTTCTTAGCTCGCCATCAGGGTCACCCTCTTCTACAGTTTTCTTTTTATTGTTTTTGTCAATGTAGGTATATTGTACTTTTAGCCTACGTTCGTCTTTAGTACGATATTCCAAGTCATTCGTCACTATGTTGTAATTGAGGTCATAGTGTGCGGTTTGCCCTATATTGGTAAGCTCCGAGAGTCCTGCGTATAGCTTGCCTTTGTCGTTGATAAAGATACTTAGCCTAAATTCCTCTTTGAGTTTCTCTAATACCTGCGTACCATTTGCATTGCGAATGAGCCACTGGTCTAACTGCATTTGTGGTATATTGTCAACCAAGATAATAGGAGTGTCTTTTACTACCTCCTGCAATACTTCTTTAAGAGTTGTTTTTTGCCACGATTTGTTGATGTTTTTTCGTCTAAGCAAATACATAGCGTCTTCACACTCTATGCTTACGGGAATGCTTGGCTTGACCTTCTTTACATAGCCCTCAAACTCTACCCCGCTATATACCCCTTCATAAGCAAGGGTAACGCTCACCTTATCGCCTGCTTTGATAGCCTTTTCTGTATAGAGGCTATCACCTCCTTTAGCTACTTTAAAATGGGTAGGAAGTTCAATAGTACAGGTGTCGGCTAATTCGTCTACCGATTTGGTGATTTTCACACTATGCACAGCCTTAAAAGTATAGTCCCCTATTTTGATAATTGCTTGTAATATAAACATTAGTATAAGTTGTTAAGTTGGGTTCGTTTTTCGTCTAACTCAGCATAGAAGTCCATATCTGACACGGCTTTGATGGTGTATTTCTGTATGCCCTCCTTACCCTCCATTGCCTCGAAACTAATATCTTTTAAAACAATGTTACGAATATCAAAGAGGGTAAAGAGTTTATTACCTACAATCTCCAAACTTTCGTTCTTTTCAAACAAGCGGTTAAGGCTTTGTACTTGTGCAGTAGGGTACAAGTCGGGGTTATTAGTGTCTATGCAAAGCCCCTTAATGGTGATCTGCCAATCTTCGGTAGCAATATACTCTTTTACCTTACCTCTGCGGTGTTTGCCTACTGTTGCTGTCTCTACTATGGTTTTAGTAAGGGAGAAACTCACCAAAGGTTCGTTAGGGAAAAGCGTTTGCACGCCTGCTTTATCGGCTACATTAAGTGTCATAAAATACTGACTACCGTTGCTACGCGCCTCACTAATGTTGGAGAGGCTCGGCAGTACATATTTTGTTTTGTTATTAGCCCACCACGAGGGAAAGGCAGGGCCTACATAATCCAAAAATGCTCGTGCAGTAAGTTCTTTGAGGTCAAATTCCATTATACTTCTTTGTTTTTTCGTTGCAAAGTTCGTGGTATTGGGGGAAGTAGCGAAATTCTTATACAATGGTTGTACAAAATCAGTACAATGATTGTACAGAATTAGTACAAGGCTTGTACGTCGATTTTCCCCTACGTAAAACCTGCAATACCTTTGCACCCGAATTGAGAAATTAACCCCAAAAAGGAAGCCAATGAAGCACCAATTTATCATCAATACCGAGAACATAAACAGCTATGGATACCGTATCCTTACAGAAGGTATTGACTACCAACAATACATGCGCAACCCCGTTGTACTCTTCATGCACGAACGAGACGGATATGGCAACAAGGGTAGCGAAGTTATCGGACGATGTACAAGGCTTTATAAAGAAGGAACTACCCTTATAGCTGAAGTAGAGTTTGACGAGCAAGACGAGTTTGCTAAGAAGATAGCAGGCAAAGTGGAACGTGGCTATATACGTATGGCTTCTATGTTTGCGGAGATAAAAGAAGTATCTAC